AGCCCGAACCCCGAAACAAGGCCCCCGAACGTAGGCCATTGCGCCCGATTTCAAGGCTCTGTGCGCCCTCAAATAAAAATAGGTCTCCCGAAGAGAGGTGCTTAACCAAGATGAATGACAAGCCACCAGAGCGCGAATAAACGGTATTCCACGCTATCTGTTGTGGGGACAAACGGACGGAGTTGTTTTTAGTTGTTTTCAGTTCTATCCAAAACACAAGTCCAGACCAAGCGAAATGCACGTCTGGCACGCCACCGCCATGGCGGTTCTCAATCCTTGTCGGATAGCACCCTTGTGGCAGGTTCTTCCGCAATGTGTTCCAAAAGTTCGCCTCCGGTGTCGGCATCGTTTACCTCCGTATACTCACCCTCAATGAACGCCTGCGGATATTGCTGCCGGAGCTGTGACAAACGTGCGGTTATCTCTTCACGAGAAAGTTCGTCAAGTTGATGAATATTCTCGCGCCTGTCAACAGTAAGGCCACCCAGTGCAGAACGGATTTTTTCGGCGTTGATTGCCGCCGAGAATTGTCCGGCCTCTTCAGCTCCTGTCGAAAGTTCATGCAAACGCTTCAGCTGACCCACGATGGTCACACCGTATCGGCGTTCACGTTCTTCTCGAAGTTCTTGAATATAGTCCACTAGGTGAGGAAACTTTTTTCCGGCAAGAAGGTGTCCTGCAATAGACGCAGCTGAGTTGGAGGCATAACCAGCTCGGCGTGCGCACTCAGCGTTGGAGTAAATGCCCTCAACATAAAGACGAGCAAATTCCTTTTGCCTCTGGGTCAGCTTTCTCTCTGTCACGGTACTCCTCCAAATTTGTCACACTTGTCACGGTACTCCCCTCTGTATAGCAAAGACTCTGCCTAAATCCCACAAATTATATACTGTCAAAACCCCTTATAGCACCCTGGTACCGTGACAAACGTGACGTACCGTGACAAAAATCTCATCCGCCAGGGCTTGAAAAACAAGGGTTTTTGTTTGCTTGTCACACTTGTCACACTTGTCACACTTCTACAGAAAAATTTTTTTATTTTTTTTTTTTCAGGAAATACTCTTATTAGCGTGACAAGCGTGACAAGCGTGACAAATTATGTAAATAAAGTCTATTGCGTCATATGTTGTTTTTAGTATAATACACAAGTAAATTGTGTTGGAGGACATTATGGAAGCAGAAGTCAAAGAAAGAATCGTGGTTCGTGGTTCACGCATTGAGTACGCCGTTCATTGCGACTGGTGTGCTGGTCATGGGTACGAGCCTAATGAATATATGACGATTGAACCGTGTGCCAAGTGCCATGGTTCAGGATTCAAGTTTCAACATGTAATGGAGGAAGACAATGGATAAGTTGATTTCAATATCTCTGACCGCGAAGCAGTGGAATGTTTTGGAGGTGGCTCTGGATCGTTTCATTGATGATCAAGTTGGTGATGATTCGGTTGAGTCGAAGAACTATGCCGGACGCGCCAATATCGTGAAAATTTTAATGCAGAAAGTATTGGAGGAAGACAATGGGAACTAGAGCGATTTACATTTTTGAGTCCGCGAATGAGGAGGTTGCGGTCTACAAGCATTATGACAACTACCCGCAGGGTGCGGTAGATTTCATTGAAAAGGCCAAGGCGTATGCGTGGGCGTTCCCACGGTTTGAGGCTGACGAATTTGCTGCGGCGTTCGTTGCGGCGAACAAGAATCGCAAAGGCGGTGAGGTTCGCCTTGTGTCTTACGTTTATGAGGATCGTCATGCGCTGATGGAGGACTATGGATGGAACGACTACTACTATGTCATTTCATATGAACCGCATCACAAGGATTTGTGGATTGAGGTTTGGCAACTGCGTTACGACATGGACTCGTCTGATTCGGATTGGGTTTTGACTGATGAGCTTACGCATACTGAGATGAAGGAGAAATACGGTGAACGTACTATCGCTGTTTGACGGAATGTCATGTGGGAGGCTTGCCCTTGAGAGGGCAGGCTTTCCTATCACCAACTACTTTGCCAGCGAGATCGACAAATATGCGATCCAAGTTGCGAGGGCCAACTATCCTGACACGGTGCATCTGGGTGATGTAACCACCGTAACCACAAAGCATGGTCGTCTTTTTTACGAGGATGAAAACGGTGTTGGGTGTGGCGCGGACATTGATCTGTTGCTGGGCGGTTCACCATGTCAGGGTTTTTCGTTTGCTGGCAAGGGTCTCAACTTTGACGATCCGCGTTCCAAGCTATTCTTTGAGTTCGTGCGGCTGTTGAAAGCGTTGAAGCCAAAGTATTTCCTGTTGGAAAACGTCAACATGAAGAAAGAGTATCAGGACGTTATATCTGACCTTCTGGGATGCAAGCCTATAGACATCAACTCAAATCGTGTGAGTGCGCAAAATCGGCGGCGTTTGTATTGGACAAACATTCCAGTCCGTTCCTTGCCGGAGAACAAGCATATCTATTTGAAAGACATCTTGGAGGATGGGTTCACGGATCGGGACAAGTCGCATTGCATAGATGCGAACTACTTCAAGGGTGGCAATTTGAAGTCATACTTTGAAAAGAACCGGAGGCAGTTGGTGTTTGATTTTGACGATCCAACATCCACCGGATTGCAGTTGGCAGGTGAGGCAGACCTGAAGGGTCATGGATACAATCGCCGCGTCTACCATCCAGACGGCAAGGCACCAAGCCTGTGTGCGGCATCCGGTGGCAATCTTGAACCAAAAGTCGTGGTGGTAGGTGAAGCCGAGGGCAATTCGTTTTATCAGGAGCGCAAGGTTTATGATCCGGAGCACAAGAGTCCAACTCTTACCGGCCAGCGGTCAAGCAACGTGCCAAAGATTCTTCAAGTGCCGAGGGGCAAGAACCAAGGTGGCATCAAAGCGGAGGATGGTAAGGTTCCTACGTTGAGCGGTTCATCATGGGAGCATAACAACTTCTTGGCGGTTGACGGTATGAAGTGGCGCAAGCTCACGCCTGTTGAATGTGAACGATTGCAGACCGTGCCGGATGGGTACACGGCGCATGTATCGAATACCCAGCGTTATCGGATGCTGGGCAACGGCTGGACGGTTGATGTGATCGCCCACATAATGAAAGGAATGGAAAATGGGACATAAACACATGATTGATGGCGCACATGCGCAGGTGGAGATTCTTGACGAGAATGACGAGATTTTGGTTTTAGCATCGTTCTATTGGGACTACGACATGTGCTGGACGGATTTCACTGCAAGAGTAGTGAGTGTCGCTGACCGCATGTATGCGGAGTTTGATGACGGCAACACCACTCAGTACATACAATTTAAAACAGGAGGAGATATGTGTGCTATCGATCAGTAAATGTCACAAGTGTGACAGGAAGGCTGACGCGAAGGAGGGCGATCTCCACCTTTGCACAAAGCATTGGCTTGAAATCTATGGGAACAGGAGACATCACCATGGGCAAAGTGAAATCGTGGGTCATGGATATGGAAGAAGATGCCATAAACATGACTCTTGAAGAGTGGACAAAAAAGCATGGCGAGAGCGTGATTGAGATTTATCTTGAGGCACGGCGCAAGCACGCTGGTTTGATTGAAGCAAGGGAAAGGGAGAGCGGTGATGACTAGATATCTTGAGCAGATGCAATGCCAGATGGCAAGGAATTACCACCAGTCTATGTTGGACAAAGGGTATGTTCTTTGCCCTGAATGTGGGGGTCATGGTGAATGTGAGTATGAGCGTCCTGTCGTGGATTGGGAGCGTGGCGGTTATCTTGAGGGGTACATGGATACCTGCGAACACTGCAGCGGTGACGGCTATGTAGAAAAGGAGGAGGACGATGAAATATAGAGTGTTGGTTACGGAACATATTGAGTACGTTTTCCAGGTTGAGGCACTCAACATCGAGCAAGCGAAGGAACTTGGCTTGGAAAAATGGCAGACTCATTCTCCCGCGGATCGCGAAATGCGTTGGATGGTTGACGGCTATGTCACCGAAATAGAAGTTGTTGAAGAATGAGCGAAGGTTCCGCGCCCAAAGATATTAAAACCTATCTGATCGCACAAGAGTACATAGAACGCGGTGTCTACTACTATGTAGTGGAGGCTGGGACTATGGGCGAAGCAGTCGCACTCATTGAGCAAGACCCTGAAATCTTGCCAGTAAGTGGTGACATGAAACATTTTAAGATCATAGGATACACTGAGTCGGAGGACAAATATGATAGTTAAAGCAATGGCACTGGTATGCACCGTTTTTGCTGGTGGCGAGAGCGAATGTAAAACTGAGTTTTACCCGCGTACATTTGATAGCTTACCCGCCTGTCACGCACAATTAATGCAGTGGCGGCTGTATGAGCTGCCGAGAAACAAGAAAATTGTGCTAGACGACTGTGTGGTAACAAGCTATAAACATGAGGAACAATAATAAAATCCTACGTTTCACAACTAATATGTAAGGGAGACATGAAAATGTCAGCATTAAGCGACCAAGTACTTTTGGTAAACGACACGTTAAACCTTT